TTACCTTGTTAAGCATGCGTCAACTCTCCTCTGAGCTTGTAGATATTTTTGTTCATAGCGTGCAGCCTGTGCTTGTTCACGTTTGATCTGTTCCGAAATTTCCCTAGCTTGCTTTATTGCATCTTCGGATTTGGAAATTTCTGGCAGCAATCCGGCAAGCTGTATATATAAATTGCTGATGCGTTCTCGTGCTTCAATAAGGCGTCTAAAATACTGATCTTCGCGGTATTGATACACCCTTAACTCTAAGCGACGACTATCTGGCACAAGGCATTCTGTCTGGATAAAGTGAATCAGTTCATCCTTGCTGCAATCTTGCAATGTCATGGCTACGCCTCCGGATATGCTCTTGTCCAATAACTCACTTCAAACGGCATTGGGACAAATTCTTTGTTTAACTGCTCACCGAATGCCCCGTCCTGATAGAGCAGCACCCGGAAATTGCCTTTGTGGCCATACCGACACAGCACGGTCTCGCCGTCGTTCGGCGCGTCAGTCGGGTACTTGTGCCACTCAGACGTACAGGGCGGCAGTTCCGAGGTCAAGCCAAGCAGTTCGGAAAAAGTGATGCCCAGCGTGTCCGCCAGCGCAAACAGATCATCCAGAGAGGGTATCCACGTCAGACGGGTCAGATTGGTAATGCGGCGCAGACTGCGCACGGTCTGACTGACTCTTGCAGGCAGTTCGTTGTCCTCATCCAGATTCGGGTCTTTCGCCCAGTCCAGGATGGAAAGCTGCGCCTGCCGGTACGCTGAGTGCTGATATGCTTCGTCGGCTTTACGCTCGGTCTCTCGCAATTCGGCTTGTCTCTGTGCGTCGGTAATCTGCTTCTTGCACACACCGCACAGGGCTGGACAGTCCTCGGTGTGGTCGCACGCATGGCAGCAGCCCGGGCAAGTACCCACCGCAACCATGGCGGCACGATCTTTGTAGCGAGTGCACGGGCTATTGGACAATTCTGGACAGACCAGCGGGGCGAACGGGTAATCCTTGACAATCTCGCCCGCTGTTTTGATGACTTTGGCGGTCGGCGCGGTGTAATCGGATAGCGCCTCTTTGAGCTGCTTTTGCGCCTCCTTGCCCAGCTTGGACAGCTCGTAAGCGGTTGAGGCGCTGATGCGTCCTTTCTTGAGTGCTCGCTTCCAGTCCCCGACCAGATGCTTGTCGATGGTCTCCATACGCGCGATATTACTCGCACTCTCCTGCATGGCCTCGGCGACCATGTCCCGAATGCGCCCGGGCAGCTCTGCGCCCTCCTCACGGCGTTTGATGAACAGCCGCTTGAGCCTCACAGCCTGCTCAGCTTTTTCCAAGTAGGTCAGCTCGCGTGCGGTCGAGTTGGTCAGGATCAGCGCAAGCTGCTCTTGTGTCTCAGTCAGATTACGCTGCACCACGCAGGGCGCGCTCTGACGGCCCAACTCGGTCAGGGCTTTATACCGTCGGTGCCCGGCGATCAACCGGTAATGGGTATCGTCCACCTCGAGTACGACCAGCGGCTGTTTGAGGCCGATCAGCTCAATGGACTCTTTGAGTTCTGTCACGTCCTCGACCTCGTAAAAATTGCGGTCATTCGTTTCGATCTGCGCCAACGGGATCTGCTGTGTGACGATCTCAGGTGTGTCCAAATTGGACACATCGCCCATCAGTGCGGCAAGGTCAAATTTGCGTGCCACGGTCTGTGTCCTCCTCTCCCAAAAACTCACGGACAAATGCTGCATAGTCGGCAGTCGCCGCCGATCGGGGCGAACACTCGGCCAGCGGCTTGCGCCAGTAAGTCGATTTATCCACGACATCGGTGCGCCGGATATGGGTGTCAAACACCGGGCACGGCTCGTGCATGCGCAGCCAGGTCTCACCCTGCCGGATGACATCGGTGTTGCGCCATTGGGTAATCAGCGCACCCGCGATATGTACCTCGGTGATCGTCTGGATCTGCCGCAGCTGGCTGACCAGCTCACGCATTCCATCGATGGCGTAGTAGTCCAGCTTGATCGGGATGATGATGTCGGTTGACGCTGCAATCGCGCTGACCGACGCCGCCGTGAATGCCGGCGGGCAGTCAATGACCATGCAGTCATAGGCTCCGTCCTCCATGATGGCGTCGCGCAGATCGGACAGGCACCGGCGCGCGCTGCCGCCTGCGGCGACCAGCGACAGATCGGCAGATAACAGGCTCATATCGGACGGCAGCACATCCAGGTTGCGGTAGTTGGTGGGCTGGACGAGATCGACATAGCACGCCGCGCGTCCCTCGATCAGATCGGCCAGACTGCCGGTCGACGCCCGCGCTCCGTAAAACTTGCTCGCGTTGCCCTGATGATCGGCATCGATGAGTAACACCCGGCGGTTATGGTGGACGGCCAGCTCATAGGCCATATTGACGGCGGTCGTGGTCTTGCCCACGCCGCCTTTTAAATTTACAATGCTGATGACTTGCATTTCGCTTTTCTCCTTCTCTTGACGGGTTTTATGATGGTTTTTCGACCGATAATGTCCAAAATCTTACCGTTCACGACCGGGAAACACTCACGGATAGGCCTAGACCAGCTGTTATCCCTGACCCGGGCGCGGTACTGTGCGACCACATAGCCGCGCCCCGGGCCTTTTTTGATGTATCGGATAACGTGCCCGGTCACCGTTCCCCTGCCTGATGCCGGATTGAAGGTCAGCTGGATGATTTTACATTCTTTGGGTTTGCGCATGCTTGCCTCCTTGCTGGAATTCTGGGAACGGGATTTGCGCGAGGGATACGTCCTGCCATGTGTCCGGCTTGCCCACTTCGGGCGGCTTGTCCGACACATGCCGGAACGTGTTATCATCGATCACGCGTTCGGTGAAGGTCTGCTTGTCGCCATGGAAAGCCAGCATGACCTTGCCGACCTGACCCTCTTTGTTCTTTGCCAGTCTGAGCACGCGGTCGGACGCACGGTTGTCCGGCTCGGACAGGTACATGAGCATGGCGATGTCTGCATCCTGCTCAAGCGAACCGGACTCGCGAAAGGATGCCAGCGTAGGTGCGCGGACGGTCTTGCTCTTCTGGTCTTCCTGATCGCGGGTGAGCTGCGCGAGCGCCAGCACCATGACCTTGTGATCGCGGGCAAAGTTCGCCAGCGTGTTGGAGATAGACGCGACGTCATTCTCGCGGCTGTACCCCTTGTGCGCGGTGCGCACGATCTGGATGTAGTCCACGATCACGACCTGATACCGCTTGTAACGGGCAAACGAGGCGATTTCCTCGGCCGTGCGGCCGGTTGCCTGGATGATGTCCAGATTGGACTGGGTCAGCCTGCCCTTTTGTGTAGCAATCATGCGCCAGTCGGCCTCGCCCAGTGCATGACGCTTGATTTTGCCGTAATTCATGCCGAACAGGTGCGCCATCGAGCGATCAATGAGCTTGTCGTCCTTGGTTTCGAGCGAGAAAAAGCCTACGCGATAGGTTTGGGACAGGTATGCGGCCACCTGCAAGGCCAGCATGGTTTTGCCGGTCGAGGGACGCGCACCGAGCAGCACATAATCACCGAGTTCGGCGTAGACCAGCTGGTCAATCCCCGAAAATCCGAACCGTATGTACGAAACCGGCTGCGCCTGCCGCTCGCAGAACCGTGCGAAACCGTCCTGAAGGGACAGCGCGGTCATGCCCGTGCTGCTCGCCGACAACTGACCGGCCTGCTCAAGCACGCTTGCGGCCTCGTCCAGTGTCGCAGCGTTTGCCAGCTTGTCCCCGAGCATGCGCAGGCGGTGCAGCCGGGTCTCCTGTTTGAGCAGCCGGACGTATTCCATGCAGTTGGCCGCCGTCGGCGTCAGCTCCATGACGTCCATGATGACCGGCCGGTACTCGTCGCCGATGATCGCGCTGACCGCGACCGGGTCGATGGGCTTGCCCGCGAGGAACAGCTGCTGCTCGGCCTCGAAAATCGTGCGATAGGTCGGGGCCAGGAAGTCGGACGGACGAAGGGCTGCGAACACGTCGCCCGATACGCTCGGGTCGATCATCACCGAGCCGATCACGGCGACCGCCGCGTCGTAGATGCGTTGTGAAACTTGGTTTTCCATGGTCTCAGTCCTCGTCAATCAGCACCCGGCCGGTGGGCTGCGCAGGCGGATAGTCCTTCTTGAGCCAGCGAAGCAAAGTTGCATAGTGGTCGCGGTAACGTTTGCCCTCAGACTTCATGTAGGCCGACAGCGCTTCGATCTCGGCAGCGACTTGGTTCGGTGTCCAGCGAGCAGTCAGGCGTGCAATCTCGTCGTCGGTCAGTCGGACGTTGCCAAACTCACCGTATCCCTTGCGCCCGTCCTCGGCCGGTTTGGCCGGTTCTTCCTGCGCGGGCGCGCCCTCTCTCTCGTCTTCTAACTGGTCTTCTAAGTGCTCATTATATACATTTCCCCGTTCGGTGAAATGATTGTCACAGTTTGGTGTATTGCATTTCACCATTTCGTGAAATGCATTTCCCCGTTTTGGGGAAGCGGTCGGAATGGGTTCGTATGCCTGGATGACGGTCTCGGTGACCGTGTACCAGGTCGTGCGATCTCGCTTGTCCTGGCTGTAAGCTGCGGTCAGGATCAATCCCTTTTCCCGGCATCTGTTGATGATGCCCTCAATCTGTCGCCGCGACCAGCACGGGAAAATCTCGGTCAGGGCATTCAGGCTGTCATACGTCCAATAATGACCGTCGCGGTAGTTTCTGCCGTTGGCCGCGTTGTCCCGCACCCACCAGTACAGGCGATGCACAAAAATGGCCTCGGGCACGCCGTACTGCTGGGCTAAATCCATATCAAATGCGTATTGCACACGTTCACCTCACATGTTCCAGCCAACCGGTGAGCGCAAGGAAGAGCGCACCGAGCATGCTCCACAGAATCACACCCGCGAGGCACGCCAGCAGCCCAATGTCCCCGGTATCACACCGACCGACTTGTCCAAAAATGGCCACCATACACACGATGGCGGCGACTTTGCATACTGTTTTCATGTTGTGTACTCCTCCATTTAGGCACGCCGCGACCAGCCGGTCTTGTTTTACACCTTTTCCGGCTGATTTTACGGCTTTTTGTTGACTTTTTCCCTCGTTTGGAGTACACTAGATTTGCTTAGATCGAGTGTATTCCAAACGCTCACACGCCTTACCAGTTTGCAGACTGGTGAGGCGTTTTTTCTTGCCCTGCGCCGGTCAGGGACAGGCTCAGGGACGCGGCGACGATCTCGCGCAGCTCGTCCATGATGCTGTCATAGATCGGGCGTTCGCGTTCGTCGATGATGCCGTCCTCGGCGATCTCCAGCAGCGTCTCGACGCGACCCTCCCGGGCAAAATTGCGCAGCAGCCGGAACAGCCGCATGGTGCATTGCTCCAGCGAGCGCTCAGTCACTTCGGGCAGAATCTGACCAGCGGGGCTGGCCTTGAGGTGCCGGTACGCCAGCGCCGGGTCGCGGTACAGCTCAGCCATCATGACCACCATTTCGTCCGACGGACGGCGGCGGCCGGTCTCATACATGCGCAGGCTCTCGGTCGATATGTACAGCCGGTCGGATGCCGCTTCCTGTGTCATTCCGGCACGCTCACGCGCGGTTTGGTAGATGTTACGGCTCGGTTTCATCCTGTTTGTGCCTCCGTTCCGTGTTATACTTGAGATGTACGAGGGGTTACATCCTCGCGAGGGAAATAAACGGCGATCTCGCCCGCCGGGATCTCAAACAGATCGCACAGGGCATAAACGTCCAGCATATCCCACGGGGCCAGACCCCGAATACGGGACGACACATAGGTCGTCCCCTTACCGAGCTGCCGCGCCAAACTGCGCTGGTCGATGCCCTCGGCATACATGAGCTTTCTCAGCTCCTTAAACGGCTTTGCCATATATGTGTTACTCCTTTCCTCGTCCGAACAGGTCTATTAGTTGCATATACTCTCCTTTTCGTGTATGATAAACGCGAAAGGAGGTGTGAAAAATGAATAAACAAGAGTTTGATGCTTGCTTTAGTCAGGCGGTCGAAGATGTCAAAGCTAAAACCATGAATAACATCCAAGACGCTCTGGCTAAATTCAGCAATGAAGATGGTAGAATCAGCTACGACAAGCTCGCTATGTTCGCCTATACCGAATCCTTAGCTTACACAGACGAGCTTATTTATGCTGTTCTCTCAAAGATTCTTGTAACCGAGTAATCACATCTTCAACCTTTAACGCATCTTGCCGCTCTTGTATCGCTACTACGAGAGCGGCAATTTCTTTTGTCGTTCCTTCCAGTACAATTTTCATACAGAGGTCTCCTTTCCTCGTCCGAACAGGTCTATTAGTTGCATATACTCTCCTTTTCGTGTATGATAAACGCGAAAGGAGGTGATTTTGTGAATGATGTAAAGAAGGCTTTCTTGTCTTTGATGCATGATGCATATTTTGATGCAAAGTATGCGCACCAGTATTCCACTGAAACCGAGAACGCCCCTGAAAACCCATCTGCTGCTATTGCTTATGCAAACTCTGTCACAGCAAAAGCATGTGCAGCAGAAGCAATTTACTGGTGCAATGAAGAACTTTATCACGACGAAATTCCGGAACTGCTCCACCAGTTTCGCGTTTTTTCTGCTGAAATTCTTCAAAGCTATGCAACTGACCATTCGCGTCAGTGGGTAAGTATTGAGTTCGATAATCTCAAAGACTTGTTTGAAAGCTCTGTATGTAATCAACCGATTACTGAGTAAGCATTGGGCGGCAGCAACCACTGCCGCCTATCTCAATTTCGACCATTGAATTTTATTTTTTGCGATAGAGAGCACTTCTTCTGCCTGCCAGATGATAAGGTCTTTTTCACGCAGAAGGTCTACGATCTCACTGGCAATCACTTCTAATTCATGCTTTTCCTTGTAGGCATTATCCTGCGGTTCATATTTGTTCGTCATACAGATGTCTCCTTCCCTCGTCCGAATAGGTCATCAATGGAGCCTCGCGGCTTTTTTACCACCACGCTGCCAACTGCTTGTATTTCCGCTTCCTGTACCAAATAGGTAACTGTTAACGTGGGAATTTCTCCAGCCTTATGCCGATAGACAACTTCTGAAATCTCCATAGAAACATCTTTGCCGTCGATCATAACCGAAGCAATCGACTCCTCTGCATGAATTTCAACCCGAGCAAGACTCATTCTTTCATCTCCTTTCCTCATCAAAACGTCATTTGCTAACTGTGAATTTAACAGGTAAAAAAATATCCTCTACTTTCACAGACAGCAGATTGGCAATCTCGATTGCCGTTGATACAGGAATCATTCTTGCCCCTTTTTCATACTGACAATAGGTCGAACTTGCAATTCCTAAGCTTTCAGCAAAGGCAGACTGTCCGATTCCTTTTTCTTTTCGCAGCTGTTCTAACTTGCTCATCATCTCACCTCATTTCACATATAGCAAATATTATGCTCTTATTATAGGTTCACACTTAGCAAAAGTCAATAGTATATTTCACATTTTGCAAAGTTATATTTTCATTCTGCAAATATTGTGCTATGATCTTCACAAGATGAGAATATAGCAGAAATGAGGTGATGCTGAAATGGGAATTGGTGATCGAATCCGAGCACTAAGAACCAATGCCGGCATGACACAAATCGAGCTGGCAAATAAACTCAATATCAGTAACAGCACCTTGTCGCAGTATGAAAGCAGCGCAAGGACACCAAGCGATGATATGAAGTTAAAAATTGCAGCACTTTTTCAAGTGTCTACCGACTACTTATTGAGCGGTAGTTTAACAAATGCCACCGACTCTAAAGCAAAAGGTGTTCGCATTCCCGTTCTGGGCGATGTCCGCGCCGGTTATCCGATGGAGGCTGTCGAGAACATCATCGATTACGAGGAGATCGACGAAGAAACCGCACGCCGTGGTGAGTTCTTCGCCTTGCGCATCAAGGGCGACAGCATGGAACCTAAGTTCTCCGAAGGGGATGTCGTCATTGTCCGCAAGCAGGAAACCGCTGACAGTGGTGACATCGTCGTTGCCCTGGTCAACGGGGACAGTGCGACCATCAAGAAGTTAAAGCGTCATCAAAACGGCATTACGCTGGTGCCGTCCAACTCGGCCTACGAGCCCATGTACTACTCCAATGAGGAGATCATGGAGCTGCCAGTCAATATCCTGGGTAAGGTCGTAGAACTGAGAGCAAAATTTTAAAATAAAAAATGTGTCCAATTTGGACACAAGGGGGAATTTTATGAAAAAGCGCTGGATTGGAGCATGGTGCAGTATCATGCTACTTTTGGCGGGCTGCTCTTCTGCGAATACATCCGTAAACCCTGAGCAAGAGATGGTCGCTCAGTGGTCTGAATCTCTTACATCTGCCGGGTATATTGAAGAAGATTTACAAACCAGTTCTGAACAGGTCGAAAGTAATGCGGTATGGGGTGACTACACATATCGCGGATATACCGTACAGCCGGGACTGTATTTTTACACATGCAGCGACGATTCAGGCAATGTATTAGAAGCTTGCGCTTATTGTGATACATCTCTGTTCAGTTCCACGGATTACAGTGAATATGCAACTTATGGATATATGTCTGGAATTCTTCTTGCTTCCATTGATTCCGAAAACATGGAGTCGGTAGTGGATGCCCTGAGTTTAGATGACCCGGCTCTGTTCCTACAATCTCATAATGACACCTATACAGCTGATGACGTAGACTACCAGTTGATTTATGACACCGCAGATGGAAAAATGTTTTTTCAAGCTACAATGAAATAAATTAGATGTGTCCAATTTGGGCACAAGGGGGTTGTTTTATGAAAAAGGTAATGACATGGATCTTGGCACTCTGCTTTGTATGTGCCCTTACAGCCTGTGCTGGCTCGCCGTCCAGTACGAATTCTGCCGAGGAAGTGACCACAAATAATGATGCTTCCGCAGAAGTGTCCGAGCAGACCACGCCACAAGAGGAAGAAACCAAGCCCACGACCCTTGTTGGTATTCCAGGCTCTAATGCCGCAGATATCCGGATTGGCCTAGAAGATGCTGGCGGAATTCCAAAAGGAGAAATCGAAGACGCAGCAGATACCAGTCTAAGTGCAAAATCTTGCTCGTCATCAACCGAAATCGCTGGTACAGGCGTTTCTATGTCATATAATTTGTCTTTGGATGCAGATGAATCCATCACTATGGCCGTTTTTTCGGTCGTTAGTTATCAGGTTGCGGCGGACGAAGATTTACTGGAATTTGCGAAATCATACCTCAGCTATTGCGCAAGCATGCCATATGATACTGCGGATTCGCCGAGTGCACAAGAATGGGTAAAGACAAATCTTGCCGATTATGCCAATTCTCCGAAAACTACGATTGGAGACGCTACCTTTAAACTCGCTGGTGCTGTGAATCCCAATACTGGAAAGCTTGTGGATCTAACCTTAACCATCGTGCCTGTCAATATCGATGAACAGATACAGGCAATCACCAGTGAAGAATAAAAATGTGTCCAATTTGGACACAAGGGGGTTATTTTATGAAAAAAGTAGTTGCAGGGATTTTAGCTCTATTTGCCATGTGCTGTATGGTTGCTTGCGGGAATACCACACCGCAGCAGGATACAACGCCCACGGCACAAACGACTCCGGATACACCGGCCGACACCGCCTCTTTGGAAGAAAAATATCCAAATTTCGTTACGTTTGATTTTCCGGCTGCGACTCTTTCTGATTCGCTGAAAGAGTTTATGCAAAGTAAATTTTCTGATGCAATGGTATCAGAACCGAGTGTAGAAAATACCGAGGATGATGATTTGATTCCGGCATGCACCGCATACACCTATGACTTGGGCGCTGGAATCAGTTTGACTCTGCGAGAGACAACAGCGACGCAAAAATGTTGTCAGGTATATTTATATGCGCCAATCAGTGGCCAAGATGATTTGCATAGTCGCATCGGTTATGCAATGGGCGGTCTGCTTGGATTGCTCGAGCCAGACGAGGAAATCGGAAACCGAATTATGACTGAACTCAACATCACGAATGTTACTGAACCCGCGACAACAAGGTCTTTGGGAGATATTTCAAGCTGGACTTATATTGTGAATGAAGACAGCATTATGTTCAATATCATGGCAAAATAAAAATTCCCGCCCTGTCACCGGGGCGGGAAAAATATCACGTCATCAACCGAACATATATTTGTTTTTTAAGAAAGGAGGATACCATGCGCCGCACAAATACAGCGAAGTGGTTGGAAAATTATAACCGCTGGCAAATCAAAGTGCAGAAAAACGGAGAGCGGCGCACCTTCACCTGTTCGACCCCCGGCCGCACCGGGCAGCGTCTATGCAACGCCAAAGCGGACGCCTGGCTCGATGATAACATCACCGATACCAGCGCACGCATAGACCGGCTTTTTGCCGATTACATTGATATGCTCAAGGAAACGACTTCAAAGAGCAACTGGATCAAGGCTGATGCGTTTGGGCGCAACTGGATTTTGCCTACAATCGGCAGGCGTAAGGTCTCCGATCTGAACGAGCAACACCTGCAAAACATCATCAACAAAGCCTACGCAAAGGGCCTTGCAAAAAAGACGCTTACAAACCTACGCGCAACGCTGCTTAGCTTTATCAAGTATTGCCGCAAACGCAAGGCGACCACCTTACTGCCCGAAAATATTACAATTCCCAAAGGCGCACGCAGCGCGCAAAAGGTCATCCTCCAGCCCGATCATCTGGCGGTCTTGTTTTCAGTCAGCACAACCATGAAGCGCGGCAAGCGTCTCCCCGATCCGCTCATCTATGCCTACCGGTTCCAGGTGCTCACCGGCCTGCGCCCGGGTGAGCTGCTGGGCCTGCGCTGGCAAGATATCCGAGGCAGCGAGGTTTTTGTCTGCCGATCACTCAATGCCTATCACGAAATCACGACCGGAAAAAACGAAAACGCAGTCCGGCACTTTTTCCTGTCCCCCACCGCTGCCCATATCCTTGACCAGCAGCGCGCGCAGGCTGACGGCGACCGAGTCTTTGGCGAGGTAGATCCGCAGACATACCGACGGGCATGGCAGCGATACTGCGCGGCTAACGAGATTCCACAGACGACTCCCTACGAGATGCGCCATACATTTATCTCGATTGCAAAAAATCTGTCTGAGGGACAAATCCGCCCGCTTGTCGGTCACTCTAAAAACATGGACACATTTGGAGTCTATGGTCACGAGCTGCGCGGCGAGTTGCAGCAGACCGCCCAGCAGATCGACAACCTATTCACCGAGATTTTGGCGAAACAATAACCCACTTTTTAACCCACTTATTTTCATTCGCCCAAATGCTCACATCCGGGATAATGGATAATATAACGCAAATGCGCATTTTTAACACGCCTAAAAGAAAGCTATTACTCTATTTAATAACTTGGACAGGGATTCAATTCCCCTCGTCTCCACCATTTACACAAAAAATCCCGCCTGATTTCAGGTGGGATTTTTTGTTATCTCGTGGTTTTACGCGCAGAAAAGTTGCGGATTTATTTTTGGTAGATGTGGCTGGTAGATATCGAATCTGCACTATGATACAATAAAAGTACCGAAAATACACAGGATGGTGAGGTACAAGTGGCTCGAAAGCGCGTGGAGCGAAACATCTCCTATGACGATGTCCGTAAGAAATTCTATGTCAATCTGGACTTCGGCTTTGGTACGAACGGTAAGCAGATCAAGAAAACACAGACCTTTTCCACGATCACCGAAGCACGCAAAGCGCTGCGTGCGCATGAGGTGAAAAAGGACCGCGGCGAAGTCGTACAGCCCCGGCAAACCACAGTCGCTGACTGGCTGCGCTACTGGCTGGAAAATATCGTGCGTCCCTATCGCGCCGAGACTACGGTCTATGGATACCGCAACATGATCGAAAATTATCTGGTACCACGTCTGGGGAAAATCCAGCTTCAATCCCTCACACCACAAAAAATTCAGCGCTATTATACCGATTTGCTGACCAAAACCACGCTGTCGTCCAATACCGTACGCAAGCACCACGATTTGCTGCGCACTGCTTTGGATATCGCTGTCCGTCAACAGATGATCGCAACCAATCCGGCCGATCGCGTCGAAGCTCCCAAAACCAAGACCCCGGAGCGGCACTTCTACTCCCCCCAGGATCTGGCACATCTGCTGCAGTGCGCCGAAGGGCATCGCTTGGAGCTGGTCATCAAGCTCGCAGCCTACCTCGGCCTGCGCCGCGAGGAGTACTGCGGTCTGCACTGGTCAGATGTGGACTTTGCACACCACGTGCTGCACATTCGCGGTGCTCGCACCACTGCCGGCAGCAAAATCATCGAAAAGGAAACCAAAACGGTATCTTCCACCCGCTCGCTGCATATGCCGGCACCATTGGAAGATGCCTTGCGCAGAGAATACGAACGACAGCAAGATGATCGCGCTTTTCTCGGCGAGGAGTATCACAATACCGATCTGGTGCTGGTCTGGAGTGATGGACACCCGTACAAACCCAACTACCTATCGGAATTGTTCACCAAATTCGTGCAGGAGCACAACCTGCCACCGCTAACGCTGCATGGGTTACGCCATACATTCGCCACACTGGCCAACCAGTCAGGTGCAACCCTGTACGACATCAGCAAAGCACTCGGGCACAGTACCGTTGCAACGACTTCTTCGATTTACACCCATATTCTGGACGGCACGCACGAAAATGTAGTGTCGCGCGTTGCCTCTGTGCTCGATCAGACGCATGATATTCCATAATTTCAGACCAGATAAAAGCTAAAAACTCCGTAAAACCTGACGTTTGTGTGCGTCAGGTTTTATTTTTTCACTTGTTTTCTCGATCATATCTCCTCTAAAGTTTGTGTATACAACGCCACCGGCCCGTGCTATGATAATAATAGCTATACTGTTTCCTTTTTTAGTTTCAACATAAAGCAAGCCCATCCTTTCGGATGGGCCTGTCCTTATTATCCGGCGAAGCTCTCGCCCTCGATGTAACGGATGAGATCAGAACGTGTCACACGGAACTGACCGCGTGCACCAATCCGACGGCTGGGCAGCTCTCCCGATCGCAGTAGTTCATAGACCATACCAACTCCCAGCTTGAGGACACGCGCAACGTCCTGCACGGTCAGTACGAGCGGAAGTTGATCGTAGCTCGTAATCTCCGGCAAAGGCACCTTTTTCCCTGTCATATTCTCATCACAATCCTTCATTTCAATTGCAAAACTCATGATTTTTCCTCGCTTTCAGCTTATTTTCATAAATTCGCAGCATGCGCTGTCCGTGGACTTTGCATGTTGACTTTCCGGTTTGATCCATACACAGCAAATCCTGTTGCCGCAATGCAGCTGTCACTTGACGCTCATTGCAAATTTTCCCGGCCGATACCTCTTGCAAATATCCCATCAACGTCTGCAACGGAACGCATACACATCCCCTGCGTCGTGTAACTGACAACTGCCTTTTTGCAATTCCAGTCGCAATGACTTCGGCAAGATTCCTCATGTCAGCACTCCACGTCTGTTCAATCAACGCAGCTGTCTCGCGGAAAATATCGACCAGAATCTCATCACGCAGCTCGCGCATTGCATCCCGACATGACGAATCGATTGCACGTATTTCCAGCGCAAAGCGCAGGAAGCTGTCGAATCCCCACGCCAACTGCCAAAGCGATTTTTGCAACCGTTCTTCTCTTCTCCGAGCGGATTCACGACAAAACATGTCAAATTCTTCCCGCAGACGTGCACGTTCATCCGTCATATGCTCCGCAAACCAGCTCAAGTACCCCGCCAATGATGCAGCTGCACGCATTCGATCACTAGCACTTCTGCCGGTCATGCGACTCATAATCGGTATACGGATACATCTCGTCAACTCTGAAGCAGAGCGCAACGGAAATTCGCCCGTAATGACCAACCCAGCCCGACATCTGACCTGTTCGGTTTTCCATCCGCGCCGCCGTCCACGATCGGTATCGTTGACCGCTATGCGAACGCTATGAGCCGCAAGTGCCAAGCGCTTCCGCTTGTCAGCTGCATCGCTCTCGTTGCAAATATCGTCGAGCAAGACAATCCGATCTTTGGCACTTGCCAAAGCATCCAAGATTGCACTGTCGCTGCTGCTGGCATCGAAAACATCCGATTTTCGTCCATTTTGGTCGTAGAGCGTGCAAAAATCCGTTGCCACTGTCGTTTTGCCGACTCCTTGCGGTCCATCCAGATACAACACTCCCACGGGCGGTATCCCTTCCTGTTCAAGGACGGAACGGAGCGCAGTGACTACCGTAAACGCGAAGGTTGGTATGCGCACCGCGCTGTGCTGCTGGAAAAGCCGGAGCAGGAACTCAACCGACTCTGCGGTATCGAGAGGCTCCGGCCCGCAAGCAAGATGCCTCTGCTTGAGTTCCAAGTCAAGACCAACATCGTTCGATCCGCACTGCCCAAGTAAGGTATTTCCTGCGACGAAGCACCATTTCCCGGCTATTTCGTGCCATCCGCCTCTTGTAATATAGAGGCCGGCAGACTGCTGGGCTCGGTTCTCGTGCAGGCATTCGCGCAGATACTGAACCACCAGACGCTGTGTTGGTTTTCCCTGATCATCGGCACAAATCGCACCCATAAATGAGCTTTCAAAGTCAAAAGACGCCAATTCTTCAAACCGAACAACCCGTTCATGCACGCTAGCCCCGAGCCGAATTTCAAGTTCCAGCAACGCGCTTTCATCTTCTGTCCGATAAACGCGACGAATTCTCGGTGTAAAGTTGCAAATTTTTCGTTTTTTGTGAAATAATCCAACATTTTCTCGTATGGAAAATACCGAATCATGAATTGCTTGCATGTTTTTCACCATCCTCGACCACATAACACCAGCCCGGAATGAGTGCCTTGCCCTCCGGCAGACTGCCGCGCGGCATATCGGAAATGCGCGTGTCCATTTTTTGCATCAGCATCGTCATCTGCTGAAGCAAAAATGCAATTTCTTGCTGAGTTTTTCCCATTTTCTCGCATTTCTTCAAGCGTTTTTTGCACTTTCTCATTCTTTTTTCCAATTTTTTCAGTTTTTTCGAAGAGCCCTTCTTGGACTTTTTCACGCCCTCCGATACCTTAATATTATCCGGCTCCGACTTGATTTCAAAATTAGTGAGCATTTTTGCCCCTCCTTTGTTTCGAGGCTCTTGCCTCGTCTGCCATTATCATAACAAAATCTTTTGCATCCGTATATTCGCTCAATTCATAATAATATAGTAGTATTTTCAACAAAAGTGGAATTCATTGATTTTAGGTGATCCTATGTGCATGCAGAATTTAAGTTCTCGTTTCTGGAAATTGGAGCAGTTCAATCCGTCCAGCGCTTGGCAGCAGCTTATGCTTCAAGCCATTCGCGAAGCTCCCGACAGCTTTCTCGTACTCAACACCCCACGCGGTGTTCATGATACACCGCGTACCATCAATGCCAAGCTATCCAAAAACGCAGACCAGATGTCTAAGCGCTGGCACGATTGGCATGATACCACGGAATACAAAAAACTCACTCACTTTCTGGACAAAACTTGCTTTTGCATTTCGTCCGAACTTCCAGACTATGTGCCAACGGTCAACCGCTTTTTCAGGCTCATCAGCGATCGTTGCTTTTTATTCAGCAACCTAAGCGGTTTTTTTCAAGGCCCAACCCTGCCTGCTTTGCATAATCTGGCGAAGAATCCAACTCACTACTTCTATTCGCACGAATATCTAATCCAAAAATTTAACAGCGCGATTTCTCAAGCACCAACGGAACTTGAATCCAAACTCCAACACACACGAGACGAACTTTTTACGCTGTCATTCCCATCGTACGAAGTAGACGCGAGAGAATACTTCACGCACTGGCTGCAACAGCAAAATATTCCCGATCACATAATAGAGAAAATCCAATCCCGTTTTCTGATTGATTATATCAAACATCAGCAAAGTCTGACCGTTCTCTCGCACGGTGAGATATTTACCGAAAATCTCGACAAAACGTTCGATGAGTTGAAAAAAAATCTCATCAGCTTATACCAATCCTGCGTGTTACGCCGAAGGCATTTGCGCCGTTACAGTAAAGATCCCCTTTCTAATCAAATAATCGAAATTAAACTCAATAAGCGCGAACACATCCCCCAAGCCGCATATTACGATGTAATTCATGACCTGTCTCGATTATTCCGTGCGTACACACACTCTCTCCGAGACCAAGCCTACTGCAAGGATCTCCCCGAATCCGTCAATCCCTACCATCTGGAAATCTTGGACCAAGTATATACTCGTGTTTCTAAGCTTCCATCTGCCATTCAACCGCTCGTCTTTTGGCACCTTTTTACAGCAGCTACATCCAAACTGGCACATGGCAAGCTCCAATCTTTTCGCTTCATGCCCAAGAAGTACGCTCCAAGCGATCAGAAAAAGTCTCCTGACGATTTCCAGTACAATCGTACCAAAAAAATCCTGCTGGACATTCAACTCTTCGACTATTTACTCGATGTGTTGCCTCCAGATGACCGCGAGTATGCCAAATTCAATTTTTACGTCTTCACCCACTTTGACCGTTTTCCGCATTTCAAAACGTCTTCGCCCAAAGCTCCTACAAAAAGCCCCTATACTTTCAACCTATCTCCAGCCTATGATGACTGTGTTGATCAATTAGGCGGTCTGATCCGCTACCACATTGACCATTGTATCCCTCATTCTGTCTCTTGGCTCAATCATGAACTTCCAGCAAACACTTCATTGACCAAGCGCATGGATTCACTCAGTACTCTGCTGCTTTATGATGCATCTTTGTTGCCAATTAAGCGTCGCTTGACAAACCGAGTAAACAATCTACTGCAATCGTCCGCTAAAGATAACAACACCCTGAACTATGTAGACCAATATATTCAGCAAAAGAACAGCTCAACCGGCTTTTATTCGGATGACAAAGTGATAGAATACGTTACAAATTTGCAAAAAGATCACAATTTATATTTCGAAGGACAGACCCAAATTTCACAAAATTTAGTCGTATCTTCCACAGATTCCGCAGAGTGTGCACGTCTTGTCATACAATACTACTTACAAGAACAAGAAGTCTTGCTTGCTCGCAAAGCTTTATACCGGCTTGCTGCAAAGCTGATTCCTGAAAATTTGTTTGAACACGGATCACCATTTTCAGATTCTTAAAACAATTTGCAGCATCCGGAGAATATATCCCCGGATGCTGCCCCACATTATTCGTCGTCGTCTTCGAGCAGGTCGATGATCTCACCAATCACGACCAGAATCGTACCCAGACCCATAGGTTCACTCCCCTTTCTTATTAGTAGTACGCGTACAACAACTCGGCCGCCGCTTCGTGCAGCAGTGCCGGATTGTACAGCAGCTCTTCAATCTCACACGGGTCGTACCCCAAGTCGAGCAGCGCCAGCACCTCATCTTCGGACACGCCCATAGATTTCGCGGTCTGAATTAGAAGGTCGGTCTGACCGTCTATCGCTTCTGCCTCGTCCACTTCGTCAAACCAGGACAGCATCCGAAACCGTGGATTGCGCCAGAAGTGCTGGAAACTGCGATTTGGATTAAAATGTCCAAAGCTGCGCTGTCCTGTCCGATCAATCTTCAAAATGTCACCCTCCTCGGTATGGATTTCTTCCCGGTGGTGCAGGCGCAGCTTGCGCATCGCCCGCCGCAGAATTTCTTCAGTCGAGGCATACAAGTAAAAGCCACCGAAGTCGAAGATTGCGAGCGGGTTGTCGCCGCGGACAAAATATAAGTTGTCGTCCCGGTCAAGCACCGTAAACACAAAAGAACCCTGGATTTTCTCCGCCATCGTGCTGATGGTCGTGAAATCCAGGGTTTTCTGTTGTTCGAGCAGCTGCACGGCAACATAACTATCGGTCTGAATATGGGTGTCCGGCAGATTCTCGCTCTGCCGAAGCTCTCTGTCATTCCAGAGCACACCATTATGTGCCAAGGCGAAGGTTCCGGCCGACCAAGGGTGGTTATTGTAATTGTCTGCCGGTCTGCCTTGGGTGGCAAGTCGGGTGTGTCCCATGACGACACGAACCCCGTTGGGCACATGGAACTTGAGTTTGTGTGCGGCGAGCGGGCGCTTGTAAACTTTGATGCTGCCGCTAAAGTTGTAGGCGATACCGGTCGCGTCCATTCCGCGCACTTCGCATTCCTTGCCAAGTACCTGCAAGATGTGATTCTTTTGCCGCGTTGTTAGTGTGTTTTGATAGTCGATCAATCCGAACAGGCTGCACATTTAGTCATCCTCCTCGTACATAACAGGGTCGTTTTTATACAGATTGCGCTCTTTCAGGTACTGAATGAGCTCCGGCTCGTGAATCCGGTCAAGGAATCCATGCCAAGACAGCTCCTGTAATTCCTCATCGGACAATAAAAGAGCCACGTCGCAGATGGTATTGACCAGCTGTAACGTGGCAATCAAGGTGTTGTATTTCAGCGTACCTCGGAAAATCCGGATCTCAACAGTGTCCTCGTTGGTAAGATTCACGGCGGTATAGCGTCCCGCACGGGAGTCCTTCGCCGATTCCATCACAGCTTTCGGCGATAATTTCATGCCGTACCGTGCTGCCCAGCGGTTGATCTGCCGCTCGGTGCGTCGGGAGAATCGCAGCAACTCCGTCCAGAATTTCTCGACGAAGTATAGCAGTCGAGCAATGGATAATTCCTGCTCCTGCTCGGTTTCGCCGAAAGCAGCGCGGGAGATGTGGACGTGTAGTCCGCAAGTTGTCGTGCGGTGACTGAGATAGCCAAGCCCGACCGCCTTGCGCAGGACATTTTTCCATGGCATCTGTTCTAGGTGGTATTGTAAGGTCATCGGATGGGTGACCAGTTCCATACCGCAGTCGAGCGATCCGTCGCTTTTAATGTACAGATTCTGCGCGTTCTCGTTGGCAACGTTTAGGATTTCCCCGGCATTCTTGCGGCTCTTGCCGTTGCCGTCGATCTCCAGTTCCACACCGAAGAAGCGCTCATTGTCGCGCTCACCATGGAAAATCAGCCGCGGTGTATAGCTGTAGTCGTGAATCGTTGCTTGCTGCAAACGGGCTTGCAGGCAGTCATAGCACAGCGGTTCGTCCTCGTCGTCATCCTCGTAGTAGGCATCACTGTACGAAATCACGCGTCCGCAGCGTTCGCAATGTGTATAGTGCCGTTCGTAACAGCGCTCGCATAACGTAATGTTTTCATCTCCGTGGTCGTCCGAGAGGAACAGCCGCTCTCCGCAGCAATCACAGACTGTGGTATAGGTATCCACGCAATCCGGGCACAAAATCGTGTCTGCAACCATCGTACAGGCATCCGCCGGGACTCGTTCGCCGCAACGCTCACAAATGTAGGTTGTCTCTTCCATGTTCAAAGCCTCCTTTTAATATTCTTCTGCCAACAGCATGGTCACGTGGTCGGGATCTTCGATGATATACACCTTGGCATCGACAGGCTGCTCGCCCGGAATCACGACAACGTGCTGGTATTCCGGCTGCTCCTGAGCATGCTCAATGCGCTGACGGTCGCCATCACAGGATAATCGGAAGATTTGCAGATAATCCCGCTCGGGGACTTCCATGCTGTCACGCATATACCACAGAAGCGTTTGCAGCCAAGGCGGAATAGTGGTCTGGATACCGCAAGTGATGTAACGGGATTTCATAGGAACCAGCTCCTTTGAGATAAAAGTAAAAGCCGAAGGATTTCTCCTTCGGCTTCATGATTATAATATGTATGTAATTTTATATGAGATTTATATTGTCAAAACTTCATTGTCCTATTACATCATAAAAATATCGCTATAAGTCAAAACATAGGTGTAACCTGAAAAAACCAGAGGATATTTTGAGCAATAACACTCGAAATATCCTCTGATTCTGTATCGTTTATTTGCAATAAATTATTTTGTTTGTCTCCCGTTGTTTTCACTTTTTATTCTTAACCAGTGTAACAACAGCCAAGATCACGTTAACAAGACACCATCCGGCCCAAATGTTCAGATCGGTATACGATCCAGCCATAGAAAAACCGATCAGTACCGCCAGACCAAACAAAGTAACCAACGCGATATTGGCGCGTTTCTCCAAGCTATTTCTTGTCGCTATAGATACAATGCCACCAGCCAGCATCAGAACAGCCACAAGAACACCTGCAGAACCACTCACTTCGCCAGAATTTTCAATCGAGTTTGCTAATCCGACAGCACAGGACTGCAAGGTAACAAGCAAAAAGAAAACAATTGAAAGTATTCCAGACACAAGCCTCCACGTTTTCATCTTACATCCCCCTTCCGTTTATTTTTTCATCAGCGTACAAGTAAAGCCACATGAATAGACTCTGATATGTGCTGAATGAACAAAGATTTATATATATAGTAATACTTTCACCAACTCATGTCAACCCTATGTAAATTCAAATATCACGTATAATCAACTGATATTAATCAGAACTTATATTGATATGCATATTTATTTCAAAAATTTCACTCTCTGTTGCGAAAAATCTATATCTATTATATAATATTTATAGATATAAGATAAGGAGGAATTTTCATGGCATTTTGTCCCCACTGCGGCGCACAAATTTCTGAACCATCTAACCACTGTCCACAATGTGGTCAAGCACTGCGCACCGATCCGCCACCCCAACAAAAGCCCCAAAAGCGCAGTAAGTATTGGCTGATTCCCGCAGGCATTTTCGCCGTTCTATTGGTTGCTGGCGGAATCTTTGCCGCAAAGCATTTCCTAACCCCCACCAGACAATCCTACTGTGCTTACATAAGCGATCAGGATTTGACGCTGCTCAACCAATCACAGAGAAACGGCAGCGAAATCACCTTAGAGGAAGGGATTGACCAATGGACAGACGCAAATTTTGATATCGACGGTAAGTACTTTTACTTCTGGAATCATTACAACTATACGGATGATCTGTCTACCACTGCCGACCTCTACCGGGTCGATCTGTCCAAACTGCGCGGACAGTCTGACCGTGCCGCTTCCAATATCGAAAAAATTGCGCCCAAGGCGATTATCGATGAAACGGAAACGTTGCCCGATGGTCGCATTGTATACAGCAGCTATGACAATCCCACTTCGCCAATCTCTTCTATTTCACTTCAAATGTATACCGAGGGGCAAACGATTGATATTGCGAAGAACGTCGACTCTCTTACCTATCAGGACACGATAAATCACTATGTCCGATGTGAAAATGGTCTGCTTTTCTGTCGGAACGGCGATTTATATTGCTATGATTTTGCTGCCCAGACGCCGGAGAAGTTAGCGTCTGCAATCTATGAGTTGCTGTACTTCTCACAAGACCTGTCTGACATTGTACTTTCCAAGCTGAACGCCGACGGTGTGACCTATACCATCCACCGCGGCAATCCGAAGGATGGATTTCAGCAGATCATCACCGATGCTTCTGCTGTTCTGGATGTGAATGATTCGGGCGCAATTTATTACACTCAAACCCAATCCACAGAAAAAACACTGTACGATTATGTCATTGACCAGACCTTCCAAAGCGATTCCCAAGTAACCGCCCCATCTTTATCCGAGTACACCTATCCGTCATCCAACTCCACATCTTGGATTGATGCGCAAGCCTATTCTGAGGCCTATACAGCATATGAGGCTGTCAAACAGCGCAATGAGTTACGTCAGGAGCTACAAGGCCAGGTATTAACACCGAGCACGACGAGCTTGTATGTATATGCCGAAGGGGAAACGACTTGCATTTGTGATAACGTCTCCCCTTACAACACACAGGTTTGTCCTGACGGTTTGGTCGTATATGTTAAGGAACCTTCCGTACCCAAAGCAGAACTAAAGTTGGAAGAGATCGAAATGGCGAGTGATGTGAGCACTTGGCTGCGAGCTTATTACCTCAACACACCAACCACCTTCCAATATTGCTTCTCCGGTGCTACTCCGCGTTCACTCGATATGCTGGAACATCGAGAAGAGTTGTCCTATGTCTGGAAGAACGAAAACAGCATCGTATTCCGCAGCAGTAACCCGGATACATACGGAGATACGCTGATTTGTTATACCATTCAGGATGGTCAGCTGGTTTCGCCGAAAACCATCGACAGTAATGCATTCCCCTATTATTATGAAACAACGCTTGATCGTCTGTATTACTTCTCCAATTACTCCGCCGAACTGATTGACCCGTTTGAATCGGCAGATTTGTATTGCTGGAACGGTGAGACAACCACTGCTATTGTACATGATATTTCAAGCTATCAGCGCTATGAAGATGATACGCTGCTCTATTTTGAAGATCCTATATCAGAACCAAACGCGTCAGATGCATTCATTTGGAAAAACGGAGAAAAGCAGCAGCTGGCCGAAGACTGTGAGCAAGTCTTACGCGTAGGGGATGATGAATGGCTTTACATCGCGGATCACACACTGTTCTACCGTAAAGGACAGGAAGAACGCGCTATTGCTTATGATGTAACACAGGTTTGGAGCGCTCAAGAAATGCCCTATACAACGGCACAATTTCTTTAACGCATGTTAAAAATGAGTTGTAACGCACACATATAAAGGAGGAAAAATATGTTTTGCCCGAATTGCGGAAATCAATTAGAAGATGGCAGCCGCTTCTGTCCAGCCTGCGGAAACCCTGTGACATCCGAAGGCACACAGCAAGGCGCACAGAACACATCCGGAAGCACGCAAAACCAGTATACCCAGCACATACATATGCAATATGTGTACAAAGATTATTTGGCGCATTTGGTTTTACCTTGGACGCAGCCTCGTGTAACCTTTAAGCCCCCACTCGACTGGAACGAACGCAATCTGGCTCCCATTCTCGGCAGCAATCAGCAATATTACTTAGACCAATTTGAATGGTGTGCCGCAAAAAACAGCAGCAATCCCAATCTCCCGGCACTCTTTCTGACCATCTGCCACGGTTTCTATCGCAACATGTGGAAGGAAACCCTGCGATATCTGTTGATTCCGATTGCTGCATACGCTGTATTAGCGCTCCTCTCCCTTGTTTTCCTCTTCTCCGGCAGCTTCGGCATTTCAGCCCTGATGATCCCGGTCAATCTCGTCCTCGGTGTATGGTTTTGGATCTCGTGCCTGCAATACGGCAAAGATTTCAATCTGCTGTACATGGAGCATGTCTGCAAAAAGGCCGCGGCCAATGATATGACGCCTGACCCTTCCGGCTCGAGAGTCGCGATTGGCTGTCTGGTGATTTTCGGTATTCTGGTCGTATACGGAATCATTTATTCTGCTGTGATGTCCAGCATGATCTCCAGCTTATTCTACTGGTAA